GACAAGGGCAACCCTCGGAGAATCAAGCGACACCTTAAACAAAGACAGTTACTGGCGCAAATAAAAGGGAGTGAAGGCATGGCGGGGGCATTTACAGAAATAGGACGGCTCGGGCAGTTCAGATATGGCTCCGGGCTGGGGAGCGGGATTTTCTACGAGGAATTTTTACGTGAGCTGCTCGGGCGCAGGGGCGTCGAAGTCTACAAAGAGATGAGCGAGAACGACGACATCGT